CTACAGGTTTTGCAGCTCATTTGCCACCTGCATCTGAAGGGGATGCCACTCAAGGTGCCGATTTGAAGGAATTTTTGAGTAGGCCGGTGCTTATTCATAGTTACACTTGGAATGAGTCAGATCCTGTTACATCTTCAGTCGCGATGAATCCATGGCAATTGTTTTTCAACACAACTTCTATTAAAAATAAGATGACTAATTTTGCTTGGTTAAAGTGTGATTTGAAAATAAAGGTCCTTGTCAATGCTTCCCCATTTTATTATGGAGCTACATTGTTGCAATATAGACCTTTGCAAAATTACAATCCAGCTCTAGTGATTGATGATACAGCTCAGCGAAATATCATTTTATTTTCTCAACGACCTCATATTTGGATTTATCCTGAAAATAATGAGGGTGGTGAAATGACATTACCTTTCTTGTGGCCAAAAAATTGGATTTCTACCATCAGCAATAATGATTTTATTAATATGGGACGATTAACTTTTCATCCAGTTGTAGCTTTGCAGTCGGCAAATGGTGTTACTGGTACTGGAGTCACAGTATCAACTTATGCATGGGCTGAAAATGTTGTACTGAGTGGTCCTACATCTGGATTAGTCATGCAATCAGATGAGTATAGTATGAAACCTGTCTCTTCTGTAGCATCAGCTGTTTCAAATGCAGCTGGAGCTCTTAGTGGTTTACCTATGATTGGCAGTTTCATGACGGCTACTCAAATAGGTGCAAATACTGTTGGCTCTATTGCTTCAAGTTTAGGTTTTTCCAATCCACCTGTGATTGACAACACTATTCCAGTTAAAAGTCAAGGTATTCCCCAGTTGGCTGCTCCAGAAATATCATATCCTATCGAAAAATTAACAATTGACCCAAAAAATGAATTGACTGTTGATCCATCAGCAGTGGGTTTACCGCCACATGATGAATTAAGTATTCAACATTTAGTTGGAAAAGAGTGCTACTTATGTAATTTTACCTGGAATACAGCTCATGCTGTAGATGATGTTTTATTTAGTAGTGCTGTAACCCCAGAAATGTTCGACATAGATACCACACCTACGGCACCATTATATTTGACACCTATGGCATGGATCTCAGCTATGTTTAATCATTGGCGAGGAGATATTATCTTTCGCTTTAGATTTATTTGTTCTCAGTACCACCGAGGTCGTGTTCGTATTATTTACGATCCCTCTGGTAGTGCTGCGCAAAATATTATTAACACCGCTGCAACTCAATCTGTTGTATTCAACGAAATCGTTGATCTCACAAAAGATACCAATGTAGAAGTTAGAGTACCATATCAACAAGCTTTAGCATGGTGTACGACCTTTGGTCCAGTAACCACATCTCAAATTCCATTTAATGTTTCTGGTTTTACTTATAAACATGTCCCTAGTGTCACTAATGGAATGATTGCTATTCGAGTTGTTACATCTTTAACTGCTCCTATTTTAGCATCAG